ACCACCTGCTCCAAATGCACCAAAAGATCCTGCATTAGAAAATATTGATGCACTTTCTGGTAAACCTTTTCAAGCTTTTCCTGGTCAAGACCACAGAGCACACATTACAGCGCATTTAAACTTCATGTCAGCAAACATGGTTAGAAATAATCCGCAGGTAATGGCAACATTACAGAAAAATATACTAGAACACATTAGTCTGATGGCTCAAGAACAGATACAATTAGAGTTTAGAGAGCAATTACAGACAATGCAGGTGTTACAACAACAAGCACCTAACAATCCACAGGCAGCAAACGACCTACAAGTGATGTCACAAGCGATAGAAGCACGTAAAGCAGTGCTAATTGCAGAAATGACAGAAGATTTTATGAAAGAAGAGAAGAAAATTACATCACAATTTGATGGTGACCCTCTTCTAAAACTAAAATCACGTGAAGTTGACCTACGTGCAATGGAAAATGAACGTAAAAAAGAGTACGACGATGCAAGAATTGATTTAGATAAAGCTAAATTGATGCAAAACAAGGATTTAACGGAAGATAAGCTTGAACAAAACGAAGAATTAGCAGAATTAAGAGCAAATACTTCGTTAACAAAGCAAGCTATGTCTCAAGCCGGCAAAATGGAGAACGATTTGATGAAAATGGCTGATGTTAAAATCTTGAAAGGACCAAAAAGATAATATAAGGTAAAAACATTATGATGAATTATAAAAAAGCTAAACAAATGTCGATACCTAGCCAAAATCTTGAGTATGATCCAAGAAGTAAGGCAAACGTTAAAAGAGCTAGAAACGTTATTGCTACTGGAGACAAAGAAAAGGTTAGAGGTACGAAAAGAATGTTAGCTGACAAAGATAAAACGGCAACTTGGTATTAAATTATGTGGTTGTCGGCAATAAAATTAGCCGTCTCTGCTGGAAGTAAAATTTACGCTAACAAGCAGAAGGCGAAAATGGCAATGTCGGATGCACAACTCTTGCATGCCGAGCGTCAAGCTCGTGGTGAGGAAGCTTACCAGGGAAAATTGCTAGAGGCACGTCAATCGGACTGGAAAGACGAGGCGGTCCTCATAATTTTAAGTTTGCCCGTGTTGGTGCTGGCTTGGGCAGTCATCTCGGATGATCCGTCTGCGATGGACAAAGTAAAATTGTTCTTCGAGATGTTCTCACAGCTCCCGTCATGGTTCACCAACTTGTGGATCCTTGTCGTGGCGTCGATATATGGTATAAAGGGTACACAAATTTTTAGAAACGGAGGAAATAAAAATGCCAAATAAAAGATTTAACAAACAGGTGCCTGGTTTTAAAAAAGGTGGCCGTGTTAAAAAAATGGGTGGTGGAATGTCCACTGCTAGAAAAGACATGATGTCTGGTTACTACAAAGATGACATGGGTATGAAAGGTGGAAAAATGTACAAAGACGGTGGTAAAGTAGGCAAAAAGAAACAAGGTTACAAAGATAGAAAAGATGAGTCTATCGCAATGAGAATCAGAAAGCCAAGAACTGCTAGACAGTTAAAAGCTTCAAGAGATGAGTCTTATGGTAAGTTTGGTTCTAAAGCTAAAAAAAGCGGAAAGATAAATAGGTAACACATGCAACGAAGACAAGCAAGAGGCGCTCAACAAGCTAGAAAAAATAAAGGTAGATCTGTTAATACTAGAGGTGGTGGAGCAGACGCAGGCACTGTTGGTAGATTAAGAGATGCTAGCGAAAAAGTAAAAAAAATCATGGGTAGACAAGCTAGGCCTAAAATGCCTAAAGACCTAATTGATAAGTTTAGAAAAACAGGTCCTAAAAAAAGAAAACCTATGATTCCATTAAGAAAAAAAGGTAAAGCATAATGGCTGTATTAAAAGGAATAGGTATTGCACTTAAAGGTTTTGGTAAAGCTTTAAAAGGTAAAGGTAAAACAAAATTTACCGGTAAAGCTATTGATAAAGTAAAACCAGGCACAAACCTAACTTTTAAAAGAAAAGAACAAGACGATTTTGTTAAATACAGACAAAAACTTCATGACAGTGCAAAGTTTGATACACCAACAAAAAATAAATTAAAAATGAAGCAACCTTTGTACAAGATAAATAAAAGAAAAAGTGATTTCAAAACACCTGATGAACCAAAATTTAAAAAAGGTGGAAGAGTTGGCAAAAAATTTCCTGATTTATCTGGTGATGGTAAAGTTACTAAAAAAGATATTTTAATGGGAAGAGGTGTAATTAAAAAATAATGTGGACTTGGATTAAAAGTTTATTTGGTTTTAAAAACGAGATGGATCCGCATGCGGAATACTATCTTAAAACACCAGAGCCAGATGTACCAGTTCATAAACCGGAACATTGTTCTAAACACACTAGATTTAGAAAAAGTTGCCCGGTATGTAAGGAGTTAGTATATGGCTAAACTATGTCCAAGAGGTAAAGCGGCAGCGAAGCGAAAATTTAAAGTGTACCCTTCGGCGTACGCTAACATGTATGCATCAGCAGTATGTTCAGGTAAAGTCACACCAGGCGGTAAAAAAAGACAAAAGAAAGCTGACGGAGGTTTTGTTGCTAAAGGATGTGGTGCTATCATGTCTGATAGAAAGAAAAAAACAAGGATGGTCTAATGGCCGAAAAAGGTTTACGTTCATGGGTGAAGGAAAATTGGGTCGATATTGCGAACAAAAAATCGGATGGCTCATACCCGAAGTGTGGAAGAAGTGGTGGCGAAAAAAGAAAAAATTATCCAAAATGCGTGCCTATTGCAAAAGCAAGAGCGATGAGCAAAGGGCAGCGTGCGGGTGCCGTAAGAAGAAAACAAGCGAAAGCAAATACTGGCCCGACACCGAGTAGAGCTGCAACGTTTGCACCTAAAAGAAAAAAGATGAGTCTAGGAGGTTTAGTGTGAGAAAAAAATTTGCTAAAGGCACTATGCCAGCTAGAAACAAAAAGAACTTTAGATCTACAAAGTCTGGAGCAGGCATGACACAAGCTGGGGTCAAAGCCTATAGAAGATTAAACCCTGGCTCAAAACTAAAAACAGCGGTCACTGGCAAAGTCAAACCAGGATCTAAAGCTGCTAAAAGACGTAAATCATTCTGTGCAAGAAGTGCAGGCCAAATGAAAATGTTTCCTAAAGCTGCAAAAGATCCTAATTCAAGACTAAGACAGGCGCGTAGAAGATGGAAATGTTAAATGGTAAAAAAACTAAATAAGGTAGCAAAAGCATTAAACAAAGCTTCTAAGCTACATAAAAAACAATCAAACATAATTAAAAAACATATTAAGGAGATGAAGTCTTATGGCAGATCCAAAAGTCGGAACAGGTAAAAAACCAAAAGGATCTGGTAGAAGACTTTATACAGATGAAAATCCTAGAGATACGGTTAGTATAAAATTTGCTACACCGTCAGATGCAAGAGCAACTGTTGCAAAAGTTAAACGTGTTAATAAACCTTTTGCAAGAAAGATACAGATTTTAACTGTTGGTGAACAGCGTGCCAAAGTTATGGGTAAATCACAAGTCGCTGCAATTTTTAAGAAAGGTAAAAATGCAATTAGAAAACGTCATAAATCGACTGCTTAAATTTATTAACACTCGATTACAAGCATTATCTATGACTGTCACAACAGGAAGTGTTGACAGCATGGAAAATTATAAGTATATAATAGGACAAATAAACGGCTTAGAAGCCACGAAACAGGAACTCTCTAACCTGCTAGAAGATAAGGAGCAAAATGGAAAAGGAACAGTCATCGATATTAACACCAAACAATAAACTTGTTGGTGTAAAACCATCAAAAAAAGAAGAACCAAAATTACCAAAGCCAACTGGTTGGAGACTTTTAGTTTTACCTTTTAAAATGAAAGAAAAAACTAAAGGTGGAATACATTTAGCTGAAACTACATTGGAGAGACAACAAGTTGCTTCACAAGTAGGTTTAGTTATGGCTATGGGTCCACAATGTTATAAGGATAAAGAGAGGTATCCTGAAGGCCCATGGTGCAAGGAAAAAGATTGGGTTATGTTTGCACGTTATGCAGGCAGCCGAATCAAAATAGATGGTGGGGAAATGCGTCTGCTAAACGACGATGAAGTGTTAGCAACAATTGATAGTCCAGAGGACATCTTGCATGAGTTCTAAACATAGGAAGGAGTAACTATGCCAGAAGACAAAAACACAGTTGACATTGACACATCAGGTCCTGGTGCAGAAATACAAGTGCCAGAAGATAAAACTTTTGAAAACGAAGTAGAGGTATCAAATGAAAATGCTGAAAACAATACTGAGTCCAATGACACATCTGAGAAATCTGATGAGCAGTTGGATGTTCAGTCTGAAGAAAAAGAAACAAAGAAACAAGAAGAAGTAAAAAAAGAAGACGATAAATTAGAAGAGTATAGTAAAGGCGTTCAATCTCGAATTGCAAAACTTACTCGTAAAATGAGAGAAGCAGAGCGAAGAGAACAAGCTGCACTAGAATATGCAAAAGCTGTTGAAACAAAAAGACAAGAGATGGAATCTCGTTTTGAAAAAACAGATTTAGCTAATTTAGAAAGATTTGAAAAAAACATTGATGCTGGATTACAAGCTGCAGAACGAGAACTAGCAGCAGCAATCGAGTCATCTGATGCTAAAGGTCAAATCGCAGCTAACAAAAGAATAGCAGAACTATCTTTTGAGAATGCTAGAATAAAACAAGCAAAACAAAACAGAGAACAGGTTAAACAAGAACCTGTTAAACCTCTTGACAGTGGTAATTTACAACAACCTCAACAAGAGAATACACCAATGCCTGATCCTAAAGCTGAAGCTTGGGCTATGAAAAACACTTGGTTTGGTTCTAATAGAGCTATGACCAATACTGCCATCGAGCATCACAAGGATTTGGAAAATGAAGGATATGACACAACTTCAGACGAATACTACCAAGAGATTGATAGAAGAATGAAAGTTGACTTTCCATCTAAATTTGGTAATAATGAGGCAGAGAAAACGTCCGCTCCCGTGCAAACGGTTGCATCAGCACAACGAAGCGTAAAACCAGGACGCAAAACTGTGAGACTCACATCTTCTCAAGTAGCAATAGCTAAAAAATTAGGTGTGCCACTCGAAGAGTACGCAAAACAACTAAAAAACACGAAGGGAGTATAAGCGTATGAAAAATGAAAAAACTAAAACTTCTCGTGCGAGTCAAACTAGGTCAAAAGTTGAAAGACCAAAAGTTTGGGTTCCTCCATCTTCTCTAGATGCACCCCCTGCACCTGATGGATTCAGGTATAGATGGATTAGAGCAGAGAGCGTCGGCTTTCAAGACACTAAAAACATATCTGGAAGATTAAGAGAAGGATATGAATTAGTAAGAGCTGAAGAAGTTGAAAATGCATCTGACTATCCTGTCCTTGAAGAAGGACGATACAAGGGAGTGATTGGGGTTGGTGGCCTTCTACTTGCGAAGGTACCCGAAGAGATTGCGAAGCAGAGACAAGACTATATGACTAACCGTCATAAAGAACGAAGCGAAGCCGTAGAAAACGATCTAATGAAGGAGCAAGACCAGAGGATGCCGATCAATGTTGAGAGGCAGTCTCGTGTAACCTTCGGTGGTACTAAAAAATAATTTTTTAATTATTTCTATATCATCGGATTAACTTAAATAAACATTGGAATAGGAGAAAACTATGGCTAATAGAAACACACAAGGTTTTGGACTTATCCCAGCTGGAAGATTAGGTGGTGGACCATCTATCCAAGGTCAAGGAAAATACAAAATCGATGCTGGCCACAGCACAACTATTTACAATGGTGAATGTGTTAAAATCTCTAGCGGTTATGTAGTAGGCGGAAACGGTTCTGCTGCAGACATCTTAGGTGTTTTGAACGGAATATTCTACAACGATGCTTCTACTTTGAAGCCAACGTTTGCGAATTTCTACAAAGCAACTATTACACCAGCTAACAGTGAAGACACAACAGCCTTTGTAATAGACGACCCTTTCCAGCAATACGTGGTTGCAGCGGATGCGGCAACTGGAGTAGCAACATTCCTAGAAACGTATGACATGAACACATCAGCTGGTGATGACACTACTGGTAAGTCTTCGTCTACTCTAGACATTGGAACTACTTCAGCGAACGGTAAGCAATTTAGAATGTTAAGATCAGCAGAAGATCCTGAAAATGAGGACGCTACTGCAGTTAGACATTCTGTAGTTGTTGTATCGAACCTAAATTCGTTCAACGGCCACAATTAATAGGAGCAATTAGACTATGGCAATATCACGATCACAGCTAGTTAAAGAACTAGAACCAGGCCTAAATGCACTATTTGGGCTGGAATATAAAAGGTATGAAAATCAGCATGCTGAAATTTATACCTCAGAATCATCTGACAGAGCTTTTGAAGAAGAAGTAATGTTAAGTGGTTTTGCAAACGCACAAGTGAAAGCAGAAGGTAGCGGAGTCTCTTTTGATGAAGCACAAGAAACTTTCACAGCTAGATACACTCACGAGACAGTAGCTTTAGCATTTGCTATTACAGAAGAAGCTATCGAAGATAACCTCTACGATAGATTAGCTTCTAGATATACAAAAGCTTTAGCAAGATCTATGAGCAACGCTAAACAAGTAAAAGCAGTTGAGCCTTTAATAAATGGTTTGCCTTCAACAGCAACATTTAAGTCAGGTGACGCTAAAGCGTTGTTTACAACTAATCACCCTACAGTAGCAGGTACTTTTTCAAATACCTTAACTACTCAGGCGGATCTTAACGAAACTTCGTTAGAGCAGTCGTTAATTGACATTGCGGCTATAACTGACGAAAGAGGTCTTAGAGTTGCAGCAAGAGGAGTGAAAATGATCATTCCTTCTGAGCTTCAGTTTACAGCTGAGAGATTGATGAAATCTCAAGGTAGAACTGGAACAGCTGACAATGATATCAATGCAATCGTATCTATGGGTATGATTCCACAAGGATACAGAGTTAACAATTATTTAACTGACTCTGATGCATTCTATATCTTGACAGACGTGCCAAACGGCATGAAAATGTTCACAAGAGCTCCATTGACAACTGCAATGGAAGGTGATTTCGACACTGGAAACGTGAGATACAAAGCTAGAGAAAGATACTCATTTGGTGTATCTGAC